CACGTGCCCCAAAATCCGAGAGATCCCGCGAGCGGCCGCCGTGGTCGTGGCGCGAGCTGGAGACCGTGTGGCGGCACCCGGACATGACCGCCGAGGAGCTTGCGGAGATGCTGCCCGGCCGCACGCCCAAGGCGGTGAGCCGCATCCGCGACCGCTACGGCCGGTGGCGCACCGAGGGCGTGGTGCCGCTGTGCCAGCGCTGCGGCGGGCACCCGGTGTTCGTGGAGGACCCGGAGGCGCGGCGCTGGGGCCTGTGCCGCGAGTGCGCGCAGGCCGAGAAGGACTGGCGCGACCGGAACGGCGCGAGGCTCTCGCGAGAGAACGCGGCGCGCAGGCAGAGGAAGCACAAGAGGAGGGGGAGCGAGTGAGCGACAGGTTTCTCGGGTACGGCGACGGCAAGGCGTCTTACCTTCATCCAGGCCTCGTGAAAGAGCTCGTCGACGCAAAGGTGTCCGGCATGGGTATGGCCGTCCTTTGCGCATACCTGGCATTTACGGACAAGGGGAGCCCGCTTGGCATGCACGTATACATGGGGCACGAGTACGCGATGAGACGCGCTGACATAGCTGATGAGCTTGGGGTGGGCGAACAGCCGGTGGGAAAATGCCACCAGGTTGCTCGTCAGGAAGGGGGTGCTGAGGCGGCTTGAGGGCGGGCACAACGGCACTCCGTCGCGTTATGTCATCGTCGACTGGAAGAAAGAGGGCCTTGGGAGATGGGCGAATGACTGACTCGAAGCGCGTGGCGAGCGCGTGCGGACCGGCCACGCGTCATCCCATCAGGCTCTGACCACGGGCGTCCGGGCATCGGCCGGGCGCCCGTTCCCATGTCAAGAGAATCTGGGGCATGGGGAAGCGAAAGGGCAGGAACGGCGGGACGCTCATCGACTTCGACGCGGGCAACGCGGCGGAGATGGGCAGGCGCGGCGGCGTGGCCTCGGGCGAGGCGCGGCGGCGCAGGCGCAGCATGTCGGAGCTTGCCTCGGTGATGATGGGCCAGGGGCTGCAGGGGAGGGACGCGCAGGAGGTGGCCGCCCTGTTCCCCGACCTGGACGGAGAGGTCACCCAGGCGGCTGCGGTCGTGGCGGGGCAGGTCGCGGCGGCGCGCGAGGGGTCCACGCAGGCGTTCAACGCCCTGCGCGAGATGGAGGCCGAGCAGGCGGCGCGCGACGCCGAGGATGCCAGGCCGTTCGAGCGGGACTTCGTGGGGCTCGTGGGCCCCGCCTTCTGGCCGGTCCACTGGCACCTGCTGCGGGAGGACGAGCGCGAGTTCTGGATGCCCGGCGGGCGCGGCTCGGGCAAGTCCTCGGCGGTGTCCGAGGAGATCGTTGCCGGGATGATGCGCCACCCGGACCGCTCCGCCTACGTCTTCATGGCCGTGGGCGAGGGCATGGAGGGCGGCCCGTTCGAGCAGGTCAGATGGGCCATCGACCGCCTGTGCGTGGCCGCCGAGTGGGAGTCGCGCAAGTCGCCCATGTCGTGGCGGCGCAGGGGCACCGGCCAGGTAATCCGGTTCAGGGGCCTCGACAAGGCCGCCAAGACGAAGTCCACCAAGGCCCCGGCGGGGACGTACTACGCCTACCAGTGGTTCGAGGAGTGCGACCAGCTCGCGGGCCCGCAGGACGTGCGCACCACCCTGCAGTCGCTGACGCGCGACGTGGGCGGCGGGGCCTACTTCGCCCGCTTCTACACGTTCAACCCGCCCAGGGTTGCGGAGAGCTGGGCGAACCGCGTGTGCGCCCAGCGCGAGGCGTCCGGGAGGCCGGTGTACCGGTCGACGTTCCTGCAGCTCCCTCCTGACTGGGTGAGCGACCAGATGCGCGAGGACGCCGAGGAGCTGCGCAAGAGTGATCCTCCCGCGTACCGCCACGAGTACCTCGGCGAGTCCGTGGGAATCGGAGGCCTCGTCTTCGACCGCGCCGAGTTCAGGCGCATCACGGACGAGGAGATACGGGCCTTCGACAACCCGCAGGCCGGCGAGGACTTCGGCTGGTGGCCCGACCCGTGGGCCATGACCGTGTCCGAGTGGCGGCCTGGGCAGCGCACGCTCCTGACGTGGCGCGAGGACGGCGGGAACAAGCTGACGCCCGACGAGTCCGCGCGCCGCGCCGCAAAGCTCCTGACGTGGGCCGACGGGCAGGGGAGGAGGCCCGTCTACCACCGCCTGCCGGTCTGGGCGGACGACGCCGACCCGCAGCAGGTGGCGCAGCAGCGCGACGCCGGGCTGGACGCCCACCCGGCGGGCAAGGGCAACATGCGCATGGCCTCGTACCGCTGGCTCTCCTCCGTGCGCTGGGTCATCGACCCGGAGCGTTGCCCGCGCCTCGCCGAGGAGGTGCGGCGGAAGCAGTACGAGCGCCTGCCGTCCGGCCGGTTCGCCGAGCGCATCCCGGACGGCGGGGACCACTGGATAGACGCGACGAGGTACGCCGTCATGCGCCTCGTCAGCAGGCGCGGAGCATACCGGTAGCGGCAGCGGGGAGGAAGGCGGCATGGGGGGTTCGCACGGCATCCCGGGCTTCATGCACGACGCCCTCAGGGGCATGGGCATGGCTCCGGACACGAGCATGGCGGCGCAGGTGCAGGAGTGGTGGTCCTGGTACACGTCCACGGCCGACTTCTACGACAGGACCGAGGTGGTGGGCGGCAGGACGATGCGCAGGCACCGCCTCACGATCCACCCGGCGCGCAGGGTGTGCCGCGAGTGGGCCTCGCTGCTCCTGAACGACCAGACCACCATCGTGGCCGACAGCGACGGCGCGGACGCGGCCCTGTCGGGGTGGGCCTCCTCCACGCGCCTGGTGCAGCGCGGGCAGGGCATGGTGGAGCGCGCGTTCGCGCTCGGCACCGGCGCGTGGACACTCGGATTCGACGTGGGCGAGGAGTCCACGAGGGTGGTGCTCAGGTGCTACGACGCCCGGCAGACGCTCCCGCTCTCCTGGGGCGATGACGGGTGCCACGAGTGCGCGTTCGCCTCCGACGTGCTGGTCAGGGGAGTGCGCTACCACCAGCTGCAGGCCCACGTGCGGGACGCGGGGACGGGCACCTACCACGTCATTACCCGCCTGTGGCGCGGCGACAGGGAGGTGGACGCGGGCGAGCTTGGGGTGCTGCCGGAGTACGACACCGGAGTCGCGATGCCCACGTTCGCGCTCGTGCGCCCCGCCATCGACAACGTCTACTCCGACGGCAGCGCCATGGGCCAGAGCGTCTTCGCGGACGCCGTGGGGGCCATCCAGGCCGTCGACAACGCCTTCGACAGCATCAGCCGCGAGATTGACGCGACCAAGGTAAAGACGTTCGTCTCAGACCAGCTCTTCGGACAGGCGTCGCGCGTCGACGCCGACGGGAACCTGGTCCCGGTGGTGCAGCTCCCGTCGCCGGACGACTCGATACTGCGCATGACGGCGCAGGACCCGGACCTCATCAAGACGTTCTCCCCAGAGATACGCATCGACCCGCTCAGGCAGGCCCTCGACGTCGCGCTGGACGAGCTGGGCGACCTCACGGGGTTCGGCCAGAAGTACTTCGCCCTGGCCGGCACGGGCGGGCTCAAGACCGCCACGGAGGTGGCGGCGGACAACTCCGCGCTGATGCGCAACGCGGCCAAGCACGGCCACCTGCTGTCCGAGGCGCTTTCCTCGCTGTGCGGGGCCGCGCTCGCGTGCATGGGCTTCCCTGACGCCACGGTCTCGGTGGACCTGGACGACTCCATCATCGCGGACACCGCGAGCGACAAGGCGCAGATGCTCTCGGAGGTGAGCGCCGGCCTGGTGCCGGGCTGGATGTACCTGCAGCGCTTCTACGGGCTCACCGAGGAGGACGCGAGGGCGAGGGCGGCCGAGGCGTCCGGGTCGCTCGTGCCGTCCGGGTCCACGGCCCTGGCGTAGCGCATGCTCACGCCGCAGGAGATAGCGGTCCTGGGCGCGGCGGCCGCCGTGAGGGCGCGGCAGGGCGAGGGCGCGTGCGTAGCCGAGCTGGCGAGGCTCGCCGCCTCCGGCGTGCTGGAGGGGCTGGACCTCGCGGACGCCGTTGAGGCCTCGGGGAGGGTCCCCGGCGTCGTGCTCGGCACCATGGCAGCGCATCAGCCGTTCGTCCGCGCTGCCGTGGTCGCGGAGGCTGCGAGGGCCCTGGGGCTCAGCTCGAGGCGGGACGCCGAGGCGCTCGGCAAGGCGCTGGGTGACCTGGAGAAGGCCATGCGGCCCGGTCACGACGTGCGCACGGCGTCGCAGGCGATAGCGGACGGCCTCATGGACCAGCAGCGCCGGGACAACCTCTCCA